CGACCGTTGGACTGTTGCCGTTCCGTTATAAGTTAAATCCGTCATTTTTTAGCTCCTTAGCAAAGTCAATGCGGTTGAATTGGTTAATGCAGCGGCTGGTGATGCTGTTACGGCTGATACAGCGGCAATACCAGCAAATGAAGCACTGGTTGTCCCTGCGGCAGTCAAAACAGCATTCACGGCAGCTTTATTAGCCGCCATCACTGCAATATTTGTGGCATGGTCTGTCTGAATCTCGTTAACAAGGTCGGTAGCGTTCGCCAGCCATGTCCAAAGAGATTTTTGATCCATACCGGAGACTGTTAAGTCTCCCACTAATGGTCTGTTAGAAGCCATGTTGCCTCCTAAGAATCAACTACGGCAGAGTGGAAAGAAGTGATCATTCCATGCTGCTTATTGTTATAGAAAGTCTTCTTAATATCGTGCTTCATAGCAACACCCACACCATTTAAGAAATCGTAGTCGTCTTCTTTGCGGCGTTTGAATTCCGCATTCCGACCCATCACAAAAGCAATCGCTTGAGCGCCACACATCGCACCAAAGCCAACACGCGAACTACCGTTACCCGCGTTATTAAGGCCATCAGCCGTTGCATTCGCACCCCAAACACCGCTGTACACGCTGTCAGGATCACCACCATCAATGAACAAGTCCATATCAGGTACTTCTTTAATGATTACGCCGTCATAAACGAGGTCGCCATCAGCGAAGATAGGGTTATCCATTACAACGCGAGGTCGCGCTTCGCGGTTAGCTTGCATGATAGTTGAATCAGCTTTCAAATCACGAAAACCGAATGAACCAACGAAGAAGACAAACCAAGCAGTCTGATTTTTCCGAATCTGATAAGGACGAATAAGAGGCTTGGCCGTCTTACACATTCTCTTCAGTAGGGAAACCATGCCCGCAGTTAGCTTATCGTTAGTAGTGTCGATAGTCGCTAGTGACGCTGTGTGGTCGCCTGAAGTGTTGTTTGACTTAGCCGCACCGTACAAAACTCGGTCTTGGTTAGCCGCATTCCACGCGTCGAAGTTAGCCGCAGTAGCACCAATTGCACCAAATGCGCCTTTAGTACCACCGTAGTTAGCGTAAGTAGAACCTGCCTGAATAGCACCCAAACCTTGAATTATCTGGTCGCGCTTCAGTTCCATTGACCAGTTCATCAAAGCGGGACGCGCTTCGTTAAATAAGTCAAATTCAGCGAGTTCATTCTCTTCGTTATCCACTAAAACGCCTTGACGATAATAAGTCGGCTGGCATGTTTGCGCATAGTTGGAGAGAGCTTGCTCGCTACCGGATAGTTGACTAGAGCCTTCAACACCACCGCCGCCAATCTTGGCGATTAGAGGGATGGAAATCTTCTTCAGGTTCTTGTTAGTTTGGATGATAGAGTTTTGATCGTTTCCGATGTAGGCTCCAAACACCCCTTCACGCACGTATTCACGGCGTACTTCTTTTTGAAAACGGGTTACTTTATTGCCCGCACTTATAGTACTTGATGTCATAATTGCCTCGAAGGCTAGTCATCAAAAACGTCGATTACATCCTTAGACTTATCATCTACTTCAACGTCGTTCTTTAGACTAGCGGCTGCATTGGTTAAGTTAGGCAGCTCAGTCGGGTCGATTTTTAGCCTAGCAAGCAAATCTTTAGTAATCCTTTCCTCCATCTTACTTTCGAAGTCAGGGGCAGACCTTTCAAGATTCCTCTCATGCTCCTTAGCATGTTGATAAGCAAATTTCGCTGGATTAGCCGAAGCATTAAATTTAGCAAGTAACTGGTTGTCAGTAATCGACAGACTTCCATCCTCATTCTCTTCAGACACTAAACCCATGAATACACCTTGATATTTATCAAAGTCCTCATGCATGTCGCGCATCAGATCTTGAGTAAGATTTATCCTGTCTGTTAGCCTATCTGAAGCAGAATTCGACTTTAAGTAGTCATCATAGCCTTCAGGGTCGGTTACTGGGTCCGGTCGCTCTCTAAGTTTCGCTTCAGCCGCTTGCCTGCGACCTCGTTCCGCTTTTACTGCTGCCTTCAGTCCGGTTACTTCTGAGCCTTCGTCTTTCGAGGCTGGCGTTTCCTCTTTGGCTTCCTCTTCAGCTTTCGCTTCAGGTTCTTCCTTTTCGCCCTTTTCCGCTTCGGATTCTACTTCAGCTTCAACTTCAACTTTGGTTTCTTCCTCTACTTCATCAAAAACATCAGTATCATTAGTATCCATCTTTACCTCCACACCCGTTAAACTCGGTGACAGTTATTACACCCGAACGGCGGTGACCCGTAAAATCTTTACACGCTAACTTGTGGCTTAGGGTCTGGATTTTCAGACAAACTCACCGCTTCAAGTTGCTTCAGTATATCATCCATTTTGCGATTAACAGTAGAGGCTTTTATTTCCTCTGTTTCTGCTTGATCCTTTTGAATCTTAACAGCTCTCTCTGACTCACTAAGCTTCTTGTCCATTTCATTGGCTTGCTCTGCCGCCTGAGCCTGCTGCGCTCTACGCTTCTCAATCTTCTCGATTAGCTCATCTTTGCCACGTAACTGAGACAATTCGATAATCTCCAGCACGTCTATGTCTTGGCCTTGAGCGAATTGAGTGAGTAACTGAAACTGCTCTTGTTGGATATTGACCACATCAAAGGACTGGTCTATCACTAAATCCATATCTAACGTCGCGGTTTCGTTCTTAACTTCCACAATCTCCTGCAAACGTGGATTTTTGCTCTGAATTAAGAACTGAAGCAATTTCTCTGCGTCTTGACGTTGTTGAAGGGGTAAAGACTCATCCTCGGCGCTTTCAGTCAGCATTTGAGAGGCTGTTACCTCGGCATTAAGCCCTACCCATCTCAAGTCGTCCTGGTTGTCAGTGACCCGAATCCACTTCTCACGGCTCCAGAATTGCTTCACACGCGCCCAAACCTGTTCGTAAATACGCTTTTCCCATCCTCTAAGGACGGCATACTGGCGGTTTAGCTCTAAAGACGATCCTTGCTGTAATTTATCAAGGGCGACACCAGATATGTCTTTGCCGTCATTATTTCCGGCCAATGGGGCTGAAAACGACCCTCTATCCATCTCGCTCTTAGCGTCTTGGTAGAGATTAAACTGCGCATTAGACATATCAGCTGTGGTGATAATTCCGAAATCTTTACCAAACTGTGCGTCACCGTCAATCTCCAAGTGACCATCAGGCTTAGATAGCTCTTTCTTCGCCGCACCTACGTTTTGTATGGCGTTTTCATTGCCGTAAGTCTGTCGCATAGAGTTAAGATGCAAGAACTTTGACCTACGGTGGTTGATTTCGTCCTGTTGCGACAAAAATCCTGCAACTTCGCCGTATCGGTTGTTATCGCGGTCAATATTGGCCGAACACAGCTCAATCGGGTTCATAGGAAGGCCGGATTCGTCTAAATACGGGGAGTCAGCCAAAGGCATAATATCGTAATCACCGCTAAAGATGCTCATCTGCCACACATCTTTGATTTTCTCAAAGTGCATAGTCAGCCGAACACGCATTCGTTTAGAGTCGTTCTGCGCCCAAATAGGGCGGTCAGCGGTAGTATCATCATCTTCAACGGATTCGGATTCTAGCTTGCTTAAATCAATTTTCTTGTTAGGAAAGAAATCAGGCACATCCAGCAAGTCCATCCAGATAAACATGCCCATGAATCGCGCATCTTTAAAGTCTTTCAGTCTTGAATGGGGGTCAAAGTAGATCCTATCCCACGGAATACGGTCAATGCCTATCTCAATCTCTTCGCCTTTACGTTTTACAGACACAAACCCGCCCGAGTAGCCCTCAACAAAGAAGTCTTCAGATACATCAAGGCGAGTTAGTTGGAAATTAGTGTTATCAGCTACATAACGTAAGGCATCAGTGACTACATGAGAGGCTTTTTCGTGCTTTTGGGTGCGGGGGAAGGCTTTGGGGTCTGATTTTCTCAGCTCATAAAGCCCTACAAGTCCCTCGACCTTCGGCTTAATGCGGTTTACAACGATGGGAGCTTGTCGTCTAAGCCTTAGTTTAGCGGCTTCGTCGGCTGTCCACTGCTTGTTATCGTAGTAATCGCGGCATTTTTGGGAAAGCTCTCTAGCGTCCTCAGTGTCATTAAGGAACTCTTCTACGAGTTGTTTGGGAGAAAGTCTTTCCATTAAGCCGTTTTCCAATCGTCGTTCGATTCTTCGTCAAACCCGTATGAGTCTGGAACTAAGGTAAGCCCAGGAGTCTCTGGAATAACGGCAGTATACATCTTATCCAACAAACGTCCAAACAAGCCACAAACATCTACCTTGTCGTCTTTCTTGCCTTTAGGGAAGCGAAGGAGTTGTTCTACTAGATCTTGCGCCCATTTCTTATTACGGGGTAGGTAGACTTTACCTTGCTTACAGCGGGCTTGAAAGGCTCGGCAGTTAGTAGGCTTGTCGGATACGGCTGGAAACCATTCCATTGTAAAGTACGTTTTCCTCTCTCGCATGGATTTTCTAAGGTACGGCTCTGAGGCTCTGCGGATTTGACCGCCTTCAGAGGCCCATAAAACGGGTTTATGCCAAGTGACCATATTAATCTGTTGTTCTATCCAAACATCCATCGTGACTTGGCCCGTCCACCAATCCACAAGATAAAGATCGTCATGTGAATCAAGCCCCGCTACGGCCAGTTCCGTATTGTCACCCCCGCCTTCGGTCAACGCACAGTCACTCGCGCCGTACATTCGCAGATTTTTGGGTTTTTCGTCGTACCATTCAAAATCATCTTCAGTGAAGTAGGCATTCGTATCAGGGATGGGATTACACAGGTATTGGCATGAAAAGTCATAAGGGCCGGCGAATTTCTTCTCATCCAAGTAGTCTTGAGAGAATAAAACAGGTTTACCCCCAGAAGTACCGTCCTCAGTAGCCGGATGAATACGGGGTACAGCACCACCACGCTCGATAATTTCAGAATAGGTGTCTCCATCGGCATAAAACGTGCCAGCATAACGGGAAAATCCGCCTTCAGAGCCTAATGACAGGCTTAATCCCCATGCTTGAGTGGTTTTTTTGACCATTTCAGCAGAACGTGCGCTTTCGAGGGTTACAACATCATCGTAAGAGCGGATAACGTAGTGCATACCCGTGGGTTGACCGTCTACAAGGCCCGAAGCCTCTATTGTTGATTCTCTTGGGTTAGATTTCCTTTTAACTACCAGTCCGTCATCTTCTGACCATTTTGGTGAGTCACGTTTAGGATTGGCATAGAGAATATCAGGAAACAGGCTTTTCAGTTCACGGTTGTCTTCAAACTCGCCTTTAATCTGTCGTAGAAATTTTTTCGCAGCAGGGCGGTTAAAAGAAAAGATGCCAATAGTGACTTCGCGCCCCTTCCACTCGGGTAGAGGTTCGTCGCCATGTGAGGCCAAAATGTCTTGTATGTTCTTACCAAAGGTAATTATTGTGGAATTGTGTGTAGGGGTGAGCTCGAGTCCTGCCAAATACTCACCACCAATAACTTGAATGCAATTAACTGCTCGAGAGCTCACTTTCGAAACTTTTGCTCTCCGGAGGTTTGGGGCTCCATCTTTACATCTATCCGCTTTCCTCGAGAGTCTAAACGGGCAAATAGATTTGTATGCCTGAAAAGACACTTGTTTGAAGGTATTGTAATCTCTAAC